TGGCCAGAATACGCAAAACCCTCAGCTTCAATCGGTAGGGGTATGTATGGTATCCCACCAAAGACCAAGTTATTGCCGATGTCTGGTTTGGTGCCGCTGTGGAAATAGTAAGTCTGGTTTACACCGTGCTGGTTGGCGTTTAGTTCGAGCTGAAATAGCTCAATGATTGCAGTTGGATTGATTCCCTGCAGCTCACCAGTTATCGCCGCACTAGATTCAGTGTCGGTATAACCGACATCCCAGTAACCGGAGACAACGTAAGCCATGTTCAGCTAACTACAGCTTTGATAATTGCAAAGCCAATCACGATTGCTTCAGATAGCGCACCACCAGTAATGTTGCGGACATTGATACTCGCAGATCCCGATCCAGCCTGAGCGTTTAAAAGATACGACCCAGCGCTGCCTCCGCTGACATGGTTGAGGATAATAATGTCAGTAGCAACGACCTCGGTGTTGGTCAGCGTGAAAGTCACGGTTGTGTCAGCAGCAAGTGGCGCTGCGTTCATTGTGATTTGACCGCACTTTTTGCTAAGCGTGACACCTGTGCTTTTGCTGGTGGCCTGCGTGACTGTGCCACCTTCGCCCGCAACGTAGCCAGCCTTGTCTGTGTTGAGGTTGGTGAAATTCGAGTCAACCTCGGTGTGAGTGAGTGGTGAGCCTTTGCCAGCCCTGGTGACAATAGTGCTCATGGCTCAAATACTTGGCGGAATGTTGCTTGTATCGTAGCTCGATTCAGGTACGGAATTGATTTTGACCATTCAGAGCAAATCCATTTGTAGGGTGTTACTGTCCCAGGCGGCGTCCAATCAAAAGCAGCGTTATCAGCAGCACGCGCATCAAGGAACGTCTCAATTGTGTCAGCATCCGTTTCCGACACAACAAAAACTAACGACCACTCTTTTGGATTTTGATTCAGCCCAAAGGATACGCGCTGCTCATAGCCGTCACCGAATCTAGTCGTACGAACATTTGGGCGACTAGATTTTTGCGCGTCGTACGTTGGCGTGATTGAAGGGAAAGTAGCCATTAGCGTGCCAACAAGCCTCCGGGTCGCTGTTGTTTAATCAATTCAGCTTGAACAGCTGCACCGATTGCTTTGCCAAGTTGTGATGCGTTTGCATTGTCACCTTGAGCACGTGAGCCAGAAGCATCTACGTTTACTGTTACGTTAGCGCCACCCATGGAGTTGTTTGGCGCAATGCTGCCGCTACGACCAGGCGTAAATAATTCAGGGCCACGTTCACCAACAAGGTAGGACGTACCTCCTTTTACGGTGCCTCCAGAGGCTTTGCCGCCGCCAAAGAGCTTACTAAAGAATCCAACGCCATTGTCGTTGCCACCAAGACCGCTCAGGAACGTCTGCAAACCGAATTTCAACATGATGTTGGCAAGGCTTCTTAGCGTGTCAGAGGCTACTTCAGCAAGCGATTTCGTACCTTCTACAGCAGCCGTTAGCGAATCAACAATGCCAGTCTGAATTGAATCGCCAATTGAACGGTAAAGCTGATCCATTTTTGCAGCTTGTTCTGCAAGTTTTTTGTTGTCTGCTTTAATAAACAATTCAGCAAAAGCCGTGCCAGCGTCTTTCGCGCCTTGCTGCAATTCTGCAACTCCTTCAATCATTGGCTTTAAGACTTGAGCGCCACGCTTAAGAGCTTGATTGGTTGATTCTTGCAATGCAATCGTTCTTTCACGAGGCAACATATTTGATTCCATAATTCGCTGAACCTCAATCTGCCGGTCAAGCTCAATTTTCAACAATTCATTATTGCTAAAGGCTAGTGATTGTCGTCTTTGCTCTAAAGCAAACATTGCTTCAGACATATCAAGACGTTCTTTTGCTGCTTTGGCTCCTCGGCTTTTCCCTTTACCATCCAACGACAAAGACTTAATATCAGGCGCAGCAAGTAATGGCGCTTCAACTTGATTTGCAGCGTCCATTGCCGCAAGTCGATCTTGCATTAACTGCAAAAGCACTTTTTTTCTATCTTGGCCACGAAGCTTTCCAAGCAACGTAGACTGCTCACGCATTCCGCTAAGACCTTTTCCGCCAGGCCCAGTTCCTCTGAAAAGCTCTTCAGCACCTGCAACATTTAACGGCAACAATCCCGATTGAATATCTCTACGAGCCGACGCCGCTCCCGGCTGAGTGGCCGCAATGATTAAGCTGTTAATTTGATTCAACGTGCCTGCGGCAACGTTGCCAATAAAACGAATTGGACCTTCGAGGTTGACAATAAGCTCAGCCAATCCTTTAAAAACTTCTGCCATTTGTGGCACAATGTCCCGAGTCAAGGCAACTTGAACATCTTCAGCCGCATTTTGGAAATCAGCAATAGCCTGAGAAGGACCCCCCAAAGCTTCTTCAAGCTGTGCGGCCCCTTCGGTTTCAATTCTTTTCAGGGCTCTAATGACGACATCAGCCGTAATCATTCCATCTGCCGCATAAGCTCTTAGCTTGCCTTGAGCGACTCCAGTTTCTTTTGAGATTGCAGTAAGGATTCCCGGAACCTGTTCTGAAATGCTATTAAACTCATCACCGCGCAAAGCTCCTGAACCAAGCGCCTGCGCAAGTTGTGTGAAAGCGTTTTCTGCCTCAACGGCAGTCGCGCCACTTATTCTTGCGGCTGTATTAAAACCGTTATACGTGCTAACAATATCTTCAAGAGAAACGCCAACAGGTCTTAATCGTGCATAGACGCCTGCCAATGCCTTGTTAGCTGTTGTTTGACTTTGACCAAAACGAACTGAAGCATCTGCAGCTGCTTTTGAAAGCTTTTCAACTTCTCCATAGCCTTTTGCTAAAAAGTTGATCCTTCTTTCAGATTCAATCCGTTGAATACCAGCTCTGACAGCAGATTGCGCTGCAGCAAATGACGCATACGCCACAGCTGCTTTTGCGAGCTTTCCAGCTAAATTGCCGAAATTATTACTTGCTTGCCTTGCTGCATTTCCAGACGCGGCAAATTTGCTCCTGCTATCTTTCAATTCGCCGTTCATATTGCGAACGGCATTATCAAGTTTATTCGTCGCAGCAGATGCTCGATTAAGCTGCGCTACAGCGCTTTTGGCATCAACCCTAAGCTCAACGTTGGATACTGCCACGACACGCTCTGCAATACGTTCAGTTTATCGATGACCACGTTTAGCGCGGTCCATCGCATCCTTCTCACGTTCACCCTTCAACTCGTAGTAAGCAGCAAAATGCACAAACTCCGCATCCGTAAGTTCGGTGCGGAGCTTGCTTACTGTCATGCCAAGCTCGCAGGCCAGATGAAACTCAAAAAAGAGCCAACTGTCCTGCTCTAATCGTTTTTTGCTTCCTTCAGGCTTTCTTCACCACCAAGGCCAAACAAAAACAACTCAACCTCATTTAACACTGACTCAGGTAGCTGTCGCTGCAGCTTGGGTGCATCCGCCATAGCAAAAGCTTTTTCACCATCCTTTAGCTCCGCCATCTGGCAAAGCATATAAGTGCTAATGTCCAAAGCTTCTTCGCTTTGCGCCATCGTCTGCGCTTTCTTGCGATCAGCTCGGGTAATCGGCTTAAAATACAGCTCAATTACGACTTCGCCTGCTGCGTTCTTAAGCTCAAATTTGCGACGCTGGTTAAGGTCAAACGCCTCAACCAGCAAATCGACTGTGCGAGATTTAGGAGCTGGCATTCAACGACAAAGCATGATGCCCCAAAGTTTAGTCCAGCATCCTTAATTATTCAAGGTTGCCTGTAATAGTTCCACTAGTAATGAAGCTGCAGCTGACAACCACAAGATCACCAACATTGGAGCTAATCTCCATGTCGGTAATGATGCCAGCAAAACTGATCGAATCAGTACCGGAAACGCTACCAGTCGTAAACAGCTCAAAGGTTGCGTCTGCAGGATCTGCCGTGGTCAACACATCCTCAAGAAAACCAGCTTGGCCGGTTGCATCAGGATCGTAAACCAGCTCGACAGTACCGCTGCCGGAAATCATGCTGCCGACAAAACTACGGAAAGTGTCGCCATGCACTGAAGTGTCGAGCGTTTCTTTCGTAGTGGTCAGGCTCCAACTGCGAGTGCCAACGACAGTGGCATTAGTTGTTCCTGCGGCATCAAATTGGACGGAGCCTTGTTCACCTCGAATGGTGGCCATGGTCAGAGTTCCTCGATAAATTCAAAGGTCACACGGACCTGAGTTTGAAAATAACCCTCGGGTACAGGCGTAGCCAATACTGATGGGCCGTTGGCTGCATCGAAGTAAACCTCCGACACGATGACTCTATTGTAAAGGTCTCGCACACGCTTAGCTATCACATAGTTGGCACCAGGGCCTTCGCCTTGTGGGGTGAAAATGTTCAACAGCAATAAGCCTACGATGCGATTTCGAGAATCAACTGTCAAGCCTTGGCTCAAATATTCGTTCTGTCCAAAGTTGACTAAACACTGAACCCATGAAGAATTAACTGCAGGTTCATAATCCATGTTGTGAAATACAACAGGAATCGCCGGTGACTCCGCAAGCTCAAGTGCAAGTCTGCTTTCAATAATTGATCTAATTTGATTTAGGCTGGTTATTGCCATTGTCAGAGCTGCTCCACATATTTAAAGTCTACAGAAATTTGCGTCTGAAAGAAACCAGCTGGATTAGACGGAGATACTGGGCTTGGTCCAGAAACAGGTGCAAAAAAGACTTGATTGTCAATTCGCCTTGTGTAAGCCCGACACACTTGATCGCCTAAAGAATAATTTGCGCCAGGTCCGCTTCCCTGTGGCGTAAAGATGTTAATCGTAATTCTGCCGTTAAGCTCCGTGGCGGGATTTGACGAGCTTAAACCCATCGTCAAATGCTCTCCAGCAGAAAAATCAGTTATACATTGAACCCATGAAGTTTGAGCAGTTGGTGAATAATCATTATTGGCAAATACTGTTGCGATGTCTGAATCAGAACTTTGCACCACTAAAATTAAACCCGACTGAGTGACGATTAAATCGCTATTCTGCGCAACGATTGGGTCGGAAACAAACGCCCCAAGAAAACGTGCTTCAACAATGGCTCGAATAGCGTTTAAATCAGCAGCAGCCATCAGCTCTTCCGTTTAATACGCTCATATTCTGCCCGTGCATAGGCTTCAAGCTCTTTAGCAATTAATTCAGGAAAGCCTGGCCTTGTGCCTTGCCGTGTACGATATTTGCCGCCCCATGATGGAGGCAAATTTGTGCCATACATAACGGGCTCAGCATATGGAAGATTATTGCTAATCGTACCTAGCTTTGGTTCAATTTTTGTTTGCCAATTGCCGCGCAGTCTTCCAGTGTCAACAGGCGTTTCTTCTTTTAATCGACCTTCGGCTTCAAGCGTCACTGCACGCACAAGCTGATCTATTTGCTGATCAAAAAAATTGGCAATGTCTCCAATTGGAACAATCCGCGCCATGATCAGCCTCTTAAAAACAAGTCGTAAACGATTGCAGTGTTATCCTGTTCAATCGTGCCAACCTCGACAATCTGATACCGCACGCCGCTAATCTCAACTTCATCCTTGGTGTCAGGTGCGCTGCTTAAATCTAATGCAGCTATCGTTAACTTTTTATCGCTTGCTTGAACAAGCTCATTCACTTCAGCGGCTTTTACAGCATCAAGCACGCCTTTAATGCTGCTTGTTGACGTTGTAGAGCTAATCTCACCTGTGGTTGTGTCATAGGATCCGCGCGTGATTAGGCGAAAAGTCACGGTTCCACCAAACTTGCCAATGACCTTCTTTGCAACTTTTTGAAGCGATCCAGCAAGTGCCATTAGATTCGATACGCGATACAAGCTCCATTCTGAAGCCTAATGCTTGTGAAGTAACCCGTCAAATGCGCACCTTGATCAACGCTTGCACCCGTAAAATTGTTATCAATCACATTCGTACTGACAATTGCGTCGATCGTGCTGTTTTCATAAAAATCAATGTGCATAAACTTGCCAGTATGCGTTGCCGTGTCGTTGATGACCTCCGCACCTACTGACCAGTCAACTGCACTTGCGCCGCCGTGTGACTTAGCCATAATCAGATTTTGTAAGCGACAACAGCGCCGCCATTGTTCAAGGTAAAGGCAGTAAATACGCCTTGGATCTCAAATCCAGCAGGCAAGCCTTCACCGACAATACTGTTACCTGTCCAGTTTTCAGCCGTAATAGCACTAAAGCTTGTGTTGCCTTTCAATACAGTGATGCGATTCCAACGACCAGTGCGTGCCGTCGT